AAGAACTTATTTAGCAGGAGCAGGAATACAATCAGTAAGTGTTTCAGGTAGTGGTGTATTCACAGATGGCGCATCAGAAACAACTGTAAAAACTAATGCTTTAGCTGATAGTCAAGACAATTATCAATTTTTGGTTCCTGACTTTGGAACTTTTACTGGTGCATTTCAAATAACTTCACTTGACTATGCAGGTGAGTTCAATGGAGAAGTCACATACAGTATTTCTTTTGAAAGCGCAGGTGCCATAACATTCGCAACAGTCTAAGATAATGGCTTGGAAGCAAGTTGAAGTAAAAGGCAACAAAGGCTCTATCATGGGCATGATGCAGGGAGATCAATTAGATATTCCTAATATGCCTATAGGTAAAACCGTAAATGTTGATGGCAAAGATATTGAGGTCAAATCATCTATGATAGATGAAAGAGATAATGTTTTAAAAATAACACTTGCAATGGCAAGTACAAAAAAGGAGAAGTCAGATGACAAACCCACTAAAGGGACAGATTGAAATAACATTAGGTGCTGAGACCTACAAAGCTAGATTAACCATAGATAGTCTTGTCAAAATTGAGGATGAGCTAAATACTGGAATACTAGAACTCGCAACACAAATTGGCGAAGCAAAAGTTCGCATAAGAACATTATTAGTCGTATTACGCTATGCCCTAAGAGGTGGTGGTAATGATTTTGACGATAAAAAGGTAGGGCAAATAATATCTGATGTAGGTATTGTCATAGCTTCTACAGAGGTAGCCAAACTCTTGGTATCTACCTTAAACGATAATTCAAACTCAGACGAGGAAAATAAAAAAAAGAACTAGAGTAGATGAAAACACGCCACCTATTATTTGGGGAGACTTTTTTATGATATGTGTTGGCATGATGAATATGCGCCCTGATGATTTTTGGAATCTTTCTCCGAATGAAATGTATTTGGCTATAAAAGGTTTTCAAAAATTTAACGCGTCTGAAAGCACAGAGCCAATGAACAAAGACGAACTTAGTGACATGATGGAGTTATACCCAGACTGATGGCAACACCTATTGACGAACTCGTAATACAGATCAGGGCAGACACTAAGCAACTGCAAAAAGACCTTGATCAGATAAAAGGTAAACTTAAAACGACTGGTTCTTCAGGAGCAGCAAGTTTTGCAGGTGCAGGTGCAGGCGCAGGTCTTTTAGCAGGTCAGCTAAAGAGATTAGCAGGTCCTGCAGCCATAGGCGCGGTAGTGCTCGGATTTGGTAAGTTGGTAGGTTTTTCTGCAAGAGCAGGAATGGAGTTTGAAGATTTAAAAGATTCACTTGATACTGTATTTGGTTCTATAGAGGCAGGAGACAAGCAATTCAAGAGAATACTTAACTTTGCTCAAACCACACCTTTCCAAATAGATACGGTCACTAAGGCATTCATATCATTAGGTTCAGTAGGAATAGAGCCCACATCAAGAATGATGCAGGTTTTTGCTGATACCGCTTCCGTTGCCGTAGATCAAAGAGGTGCTTTTGAAGCTCTTATAAGAGTTGTACAAAGAGCAGAAGCAGGTGCGTTAGGTTTAATGGAATTAAACATGCTTGCCGATAGAGGTATTGATGTATTTAAAGGTTTGAAGGATGAGTTAGGGCTGTCAAGACTTGAGCTCGCAGATTTTGGACAAACTGCTGATGGCGCACAAATAATTGTTGAATCTTTGGTCAATGTTCTTGAGAAACAGTTTGGTGGTGCAATGGTAGCCAAAATGGATAATTTATCTGTAGCCATATCCAATATGAATATAGCCTTTAAGAATCTAGGTAACGAAATATTCATGGGACCTTTGGGAATGGCACTCAAATTTATGGTTGAACAAACCTCGCGTGTAGTGAACAACATGGCTATTGCAATGGCTGAAGTAAGGGGAGCAGGATTGGGAATCTCACTAGAAGCACCCAAGCTCAAAACCGATATGGATTTTGATGCCATGCAGGCAGAGAGGGCTAGAGCTGCAAAAGCTAATATCCAAGCTATACTTGACCAAATTAAGTTGTTGGCAGATACATCTGAAGATAGTGCTTTCAAAAAGTTTGTAGATTCTATTGACCTTTCAAGTCTTAAGTTTGGGTCATTAGGCATGATAAAAGAATTTGCTGCGGGCTTAATGGCTGTCGGAGTTAGTTCTGAGGATGCAAAAAAGCTAACAAAGAATCTCAACGAGGAGTTAGTAAACCAACGAGAAATTCTACAAAAGGCGACAATGACTCAAGAAGAGATTAATGCCGAAAGAATGGAGAGTATTCTGATACAAGGTAGGATGGCAAGCGTTATAGGACTGGTTCAGAAGCACCAAGAAGACCTCTTGGGAAACAGTAAATTGTTAGAGTTTGGTCAAAAAAGAGTAAATGAAATATATGAAAAATACAAGCTCCTACTTGAAGAAATAGGAATTATGAGTGCTACTGACCTTACAAAAGCGTTAGATGATATGACCTCAGCAGCAAATGATAACGCTAAAACATTTGAAGAAGTATTGGCTCCTGCTATACAGCAAATATCACTACAGTTTACTAATGATTTTGTTAACTCCTTGCTTGAAGGTCAAAATGCTTTAGAAAGCTTTAAAAACTTTGCAAAAAATATTGTTTCACAGATAATTTCTACCTTTTTACAAATGGCTGTTGTCAACGAAATACTTATGGCAATATTTGGAAAAACAGGCTTAATGCCGATTAAAGGTTTTAGTGTGCCAACATTAAGCGGTGCAGAAGCAGGTGGTGGTACGGTTCAAGGCGGTGGAGCTTACTTAGTAGGTGAGCGTGGTCCTGAATTGTTTGTGCCTAACACTGGTGGAACAGTCATGAACAACATGAATACCAATAAAGCTATGGGGGGTGGACCACCTATCGTGATCAATCAATCTGTTAACTTTGCTACAGGCGTAGTACCTACAGTCAGGGCAGAAGTAACAAAAATGATGCCACAGATAGCTGATGTCACAAAAGGTGCCGTAGCAGAAGCTGCAATGCGTGGTGGCAATTTCAGGAGAGCATTACAAGGTGGCTAAATTAATATCAATGCCTGCAAGCCCAAACTTCACAACAAGCAACTGGTCGCTTGTAAGAACAGTAGGAACAACAGTAAGTCCTTTTACTGGTAAAACTAAGACTCAAGAATTTGATGGTGTCTTTTGGACAGCAGAAGTAAGCCTACCACCAATGCGAAGATCACAAGCAGTTGAATGGCAGTCTTTTCTTTTAGAACTAAACGGAACAGTAAATCACTTTAAATTTGCTGACCCTGATGCCCTTACAAACACAGGAACATATAGCACAGCATTTCTAACATCCAATCATAGAACAAGTACAAACTCAGTAACTCTTTCTTTCAGTGGCTCAACTATAACAGCAGGTGCTTCTACTTTTGGAAGTGCAAAGGTTGGAGATTTTATAGTTGTTACAGGCGCAACTAATGAAGAAAACAATGGTACACATAAAATAACAACAGTAACAAGTGCAACAGTAGTAGTTACATCAAGCACATTGACCACAGAATCTAATACTGCAACCTGTAAAGTAAGAACAAATGTCAAGGGTGCTACTGGATTATCGCTTCTCGCTTCCACAAACGGTGCTAGTGGAACGATTAAGAAGGGTGACTACTTACAGATACAATCTGAAACAAACACCACAGGAACCCCCTCTCAGTTGGTTATGGTTACGGAAGATGCAACAGCTACAGCAGATGGTGCAAAAGATTTTTACGGAGTTGCTATACAACCGAAGTTAAGATCAGATTTAGCAAATGGAAATTATACAGTGTTCACAAACCCAAAAGGGACATTTAGGCTCATATCTAATGAGGTTAGTTGGTCAGCAGACCGAATATCAAACTACGGCATTAGTTTTTCTTGTATTGAGGTAATTTAACATGGCAACTAGGCAAGGTTTAGATGCTTCTATTGTTAATCGTCTTGGAGCAGACGAACAAGCCTTATTCTTTGCAGTCAAAGCAGAGTTTGACACTGATGATATTCTTGTATGGTCAGGCATTGATGATTTGGTTATAAACTCAGAAACATATACTGGCACTGGTTCGCTTCTGACAATTAGTAATTCTGAAGACAACACAGAGCTTAAGTCAAATGGAATTGTTATAGGTCTATCAGGAATGGACACAACGGTAGTAAATTATGCTTTGACAGAAAACTATCAGAACAGACCAATCACAGTTTTTCTTGGATATGTCATGGGTGGCACTAACGAGGTTGCAGGAACGCTTACTTTGTTTAAAGGTAGAATGACTAGCCTTGTGGTAAATGACACGCCTGAAGGCTCTACAGTGACGGTGGATGCAGAAAATAGACTGGTAGACCTAGACAGACCATCACGGTTCAGATACACAAAAGAATCACAAAACTTTCTACATTCAGGAGATACTGGTTTTAACAGGGTCGCATCCATGCAAGATAAACAAATTAATTGGGGCAAAAGCTCCGACTCTGTGACGACATCAGAAGATACAGATAGCGGTGAAATAAATATATCAAACGGTGGAAGATGAAGAAACTTCCTAATTGGCAATCCATGTTTGATTCTTTTATTGAAAATAATGACTTTCCTTTTGAGTGGGGAAAAAATGATTGTTGCAAGTTTAGCAACGCAATCATTAAACAAATCACTGGTGAGGATTTAATACCTGAAGAATTGAAATGGCATGACGAAGAAAGTGCAATGAAAGCCATAGCATCATATGGTGGTGATTTAGAAACAAGCATAGAAAAAGCCTGCGAAGCAAAAGGCGTTGGAGAAATAGATAAAGCCTTTATGACCTGTGGTGATCTTGTTGTGTATAAACAAAATGATTCCCACCTTGTAGGTATGTGCAATGGTTTTGGAATACTTACACCTACAGATGATGGTATCAATGTTGTGGAGAATGAAATGGCTCTGCGTGTATGGAGATTTGACTAATGGCTAAGGCAATTAAGGCGGCAGCAGTAGCAGCGTTTGTTGTTTTAGGCGCCGCTATGGCAGTAGGAATAGGTTTTTCAGGAGTAGCTGCAGGCACTACAGGGACACTATTTCTGACTGGTGCAGGAGCACTTACAGCAGCAGGCATGGCAGCAGTGACCTTTGGAACAACCTTGCTGACGAGTGTCATTGGAAAAATGACAACAAAAGGCATGAATGCTTCAAGCGCAAACTTTGGAACCAAG